GAAAGAGATCTAGACGCAGAGGAAGAAGTTTTCAAGAAACTAAATCCTAATGATGAAGAATATTGTTTTGTTCATGATCCGGGACAGAATCAGCACATTGCGGATGGTAACTGGAGAGGTTCTATTACTGATGAGACAGTGAGACATGCATCTACCAGATCCAATCTAAAAATTATTAGAAACGATCCTAATGTTCCTATGTTGGACATGGGACTATTTCTAGAGAGAGCATCTGAACTACACCTTATGGAAAGTTCAATTCGATGTTTGGTTGAGGGACTTGATACGCTGAACACTCGTCACTTCCATCATAGATATATTCGTGACTCTTATTGTTTAGATAATGGGACAATGAAGAGTTGGATGGTAATCGAGGAACCGGATCCTAAAAATTTCAAGACTAGTATTTTGAACGGTGCAGCACAGATTGAATACTTCAAAAAGCATGGTGAGTTTTCAACGAACCTCCGGGCAACTGGGTTATACCAAGCGACATGGGTAGGATGAAATGAATATAAAATTCCACAGAGTAATTCTCACTACAGATGAAAATCCAGACACGCTAGAGATATGGCCATTTATATCTTCTGCATGGAACACATGGTTTCCTGAAGTTTCTATTGAGTTAGCATTTGTAACGGACAAAGACTTTAGTGATCCATATGTGAAACATATGACACAGTTTGGTAATATACATTTATTCAGAAAACCCAAGAAACAAGAAGTACCCTTACACAAAATAGTAAACGCATGTAAGGTATTACTTCCGTCCATGATAGGTGATGGTAGCATATGTCTGGTTACAACTATGGATAGTTTCCCATTAAATAGAGAGTTTTATAAAAATGCAACAGATCCCGTAAAACAAGATAGAGTTCTTATACTAGGAGAAAATGAATTCGTAGTTAATTCTGACTATTTACGAAAGATTGTAAATCCAGAAAATAAAACTTCAGGAGAACTTCTTTCTTCTTGGGATAAGTGGTTAGACAATTTTAATTGTCAACAGTTCTTTACTGATCACAGAAACCGGGGCGCGAAGATTGATGTGTCACTAGCAGACAAGGGAAACTTTATTGACATGAGAAAGAGTGGTTCTATTGAGATGTCTAAGATGTGGTCATATCATTATGATAAATGTATCATTCCACAAATACCATTTAGTCAAATACAACCAAACTTAAAACTTCTAATTGATTTTATTGGTACGAACGAAGTAAAATTTGACAATGTAGACAAGAATCCAAAACCACATTGGATTGGTGTTAAGGAACCCGCAACTAAACAATGAAAAAAGTTGCAATCATAACTGGAGTTAATGGACAAGACGGATCCTATCTGTCTGATTTATTATTGTCTAAAGGTTATCTGGTATATGGTATTAGTCGTTCGGGTTCATCATACAATCACCATGAAAATTTTAAAGTGATTCGAGGGGATATTCGAGACAGCGGGTTGATGTGGAAAATTATTCACGATATTAAACCAGATGAAATCTACAACTTAGCAGCACAAGGTAGTCCTAGTTTATCATTTGCTGTTCCAGAAGAAACTGTGAGTGGAATATGTACAGGAACTTTGGGTATACTGGAAGCGATTAAATCGATAGATCCAACTATAAGATTTTATCAAGCATCCTCCTCCGAAATGTTTGGAAACAATTTAAACATGCCAGATACTGGGTTCACGGAATCCTGTGCATTCTATCCATCGTCACCATACGCATGTGCCAAAACATTCGCTCATAATTTGGTTCAAACATACAGAGTGCATCATGGACTTAAAGCGTCCAGTGGAATACTATTCAATCACGAATCACCTAGGCGTCCGTCTTCCTTTGTTACAAAAAAGATAACGTCTTCAGTTGCAAAAATAAAATTAGGATTGCAGGACAAGTTGTACTTGGGTAACATAGAAGCCCAAAGAGACTGGGGATTTGCTGGTGATTATGTCAATGCTATGTGGTTGATGCTTCAACAAGAAGAACCAGAGGATTATGTTATATGCACAGGGAAAACTGCTTCCGTATTTAATTTTCTAGAGAGAGTTTTCTTTCATGCAGGGTTAGATGATCCGTATAAATATATTGAAGTCGATACCGCATTGGTTAGAAAGAATGAAAGTAAATGTGTTCGGGGTAATCCTAAAAAAGCAAATGAAAAACTAGGATGGTTCCCTAAGTATGATGTTGATAAATTGGCTAAGTTAATGTATAATCATGATTACTCATTATTGAAAATGGAGGCGTGAATGAAAGTTGAAGTATCAGACGGTGACTTGGTTGACAAGTATACTATAGTTAAAATTAAGAGTGAACGAGTTAAGGATGAAAGTAAGTTAACTAACATCAATAATGAGTTAGTATACCTACAGGAAATCTTAGAAAAGATGAACGTATCAGAACAACTCGTTACTGATCTTTATAATATCAACTGTATTATCTGGGAGATCGAAGACAAAATCCGAAAGAAAGAAAAGGATCAGGAGTTCGATGAAAGATTTATTGATCTAGCCAGATCGGTTTATATAAAAAATGATAAGAGAGCAGAGATTAAAAAGAAGATAAATCTAGAGACGAATAGTACTCTGGTTGAGGAGAAAGATTATGTCCAGTACTAGAGCAATCGTAACGGGCGGTGCAGGTTTCATTGGATCAAACATCGTAGATCGTTTGATTGAGATGGGATGGGAAGTCACTGTAATTGACAATGAATCTACAGATGCACATGAGCAGTTTTATTACAACGACAAGGCTGAATATTGGGACTATGATATATGTGACTATAGCAAAATTGAACCTCTATTCAGAGGGGTTGATTATGTTTTTCATCTAGCAGCGGAAGCAAGAATTCAACCAGCAATTGAAAATCCTTTACTCGCAGTAAAGACAAACTCACTAGGAACTTGCAGCGTTCTTCAAGCAGCAAGAGTCAATAATATAAAAAGAGTTGTGTATTCCTCTACCTCTTCTGCCTATGGTTTCAATGATATACCGAGTGTAGAAACTATGAGAAAACAATGTCTCAATCCATACTCAGTTTCCAAAACATCAGGCGAAGAACTTTGCGAAATGTATTATAATTTGTTTGGTTTAGAGACTGTCATGTTCAGATACTTTAATGTATACGGAGAAAGACAACCAACTAGGGGGCAATATGCCCCCGTGATTGGACTATTCCAAAAACAATACGAGGCAGACATACCGATGACAATAGTTGGTGATGGACTACAACGAAGAGACTTCACTCATGTATCGGATGTAGTTGATGCTAATCTGAAAGCAGCATTATCTACTAGCGAAAAAGTATTAGGTGAATTGTTTAATATTGGAACTGGGAAAAATTATAATATACATGATTTAGTAAAATTGTTTATTGATGAACCCATCGAAGGAAAAGACTTTGCTTACATTCCAGAGAGAATCGGGGAAGTAAGAGAATCACTTTCGGATTGCAAAAAAGCAAAAGATTTGTTAGAATGGGAACCTGTTATTAATCTTGAAGATTGGATTTGAAAATGAATAAAAATGGTATTGGTGTAGTTGGTAATGGTTTTGTTGGTGGTGCTATTGTAAGAGCCTTCAATGAAAACTATGAAGTTAAGTTTTATGATAAAGATCCCAACAAGGGAAGAGATTCGTTCGAAGACACTATCTCGAATAGATTTGTCTTTGTATGTTTACCAACTCCTATGATAGACGCAGAGGGCGGAAAGTCCAACATGAGTATCATTGAAAACTTTTTTCAGGAAGTTGATAAGATTGATCCTCTTGCTAAGAATGATCCAGAGGGAACAATTTATATTATCAAGTCAACTGTTCCAGTTGGAACAACTGAGAATCTCTGTAAGAGATACAGAACAACTAGAATCATGCACTCCCCCGAGTTCCTGAGAGCGAAGACTGCTGATATTGATTTTATTACCGCGTCAAGGCATATCATCGGAGGATCTGCAAGAGTTCACTGCGATTACGGCCCAGCATCTTTTGTTTATGGAAATGCAGTTGCTGACTTGTATTCAGAAAGATTTCCCGGAGCAAATATTATAACTATGGATTGCACAGAGTCAGAGACTGTGAAATATGTTTGCAACACTTTCTTTGCGACTAAGATTATGTTCTTCAATGAGATTAAACTCTTAGTTGATAAGTTGGGATTGAACTGGGAATCTATCACCGAGGGAGTCATGAGTGATGGACGAATCGGTTTGTCTTTCAATAATGTACCCGGGCATGATGGTGAGCCTGGATTTGGTGGTTTCTGTTTTCCCAAAGATATAAACTCCCTCATAAGTGTTATGGAAACTCAAGGAATTGATCCTGTGGTTCTCAAGTCAGTATGGGAGCAGAACAAAAACATCAGAAAAAAGTGGGACTGGATTGACTCGAAGTCCTCAGTTTTAGAAGAAAGTAAATCACATGATAGTTGAATTTACAAAACAAGGACAGATCAATAGAGGAACCCGAAGAGGAGACACTCTTATACAACTCCTATCCGATCCCAGCATCAAAAGAGTGTTGGAGTCCGGAACTTTCAATGGACAGGGAACAACCCGTCTCGTCTATGAAGAACTAAAGGACAGAGAGGATGCATATTTTCTTAGCCTAGAAACCGTTGACTGGTTATATGAAGAGTCGAAAGAACTATACAAGAACGTCCCATGGATCGATATTCAAAGAAAAACTCTGGTGGGACCGGAGGATATTCGCTTTGATGAGTCACTAAAAAAGTTTCTACAAGCACAAACGGGATGGACAGATGAAGATTTGAAACACGCAATCGAAGAGGAAAAGGAAAACGCATCTAATTGTGATAGACTAGATATTTCAAAGTGTCAATATGATCTTTGTATATTAGACGGTGGAGAATTTTTCGGATGGACAGAGTTTGTGAAGGTAGAAAACAACACTAGATATGTGTATCTGGATGATATTTTCGTAAACAAAAATCACATTACATACAACTACTGTAAAGAAGAATACGAAGAGATCGTTTCTGGTAGAGAAGGTAATGGATTCGCAATATTTAAATTGAGGTGATCAGTGAAAGTTAAGAAGATAGATAAACCCGCGTCAGTTACACTTTGCATGATTGTGAAGAACGAATCTCACGTTATCAAAAGATGTTTAGAGTCCATGCTTCCCTACATCGACAGGTATGATATTACAGATACGGGATCAACAGACGGAACTCCAGAACTTATTAAAGAGTTCATGGATGAACATAAAGTTCCCGGAGAGGTATATCTTTCTGACTGGAAAGGTTTCGGAGACTCTGGTGATAAGATCGGTTCACGAACAGAGTCTTTGAGAAACTGTGACGGTAAAGCAGACTATGCTTGGGTTATCGATGCGGATGATATGATAACTGGAAACTTTAAATATCCACCAGTTATGGATCAAGATTCATATACTCTACGAATTGGTAGAGGAGAAGATTTCACATGGTGGAGAAACCAGATATTTAAAACTGGTGTGGGGTGGCATTATGTTGGTGTTCTTCATGAATATGCAAATATACCAAAACCACCAGAAGAACATAAGATACTAAAAATTTTAGGTGAGTATAAAGTCGAAGCACGAACTGAAGGTGCAAGAAATGTAGGCATCACCACGGTAGAAAAGTATTCACGGGATGCAGAACATCTAGAAGAAGCGTTAAAGGATGAACCAGAAAACTCTAGATATCAATTCTATCTGGCACAAAGTTACTTCGATTCTCAGCAATATGAAAAGTCTCTCGTTGCATATCAGAAGAGAGCGGAGATGGGTGGATGGCCAGAAGAGGTATTCTATTCTTTGTATAGAGTCGCAATGATTAAGGCGATATTAGATAAATCTTGGGAAGAGATTCATCAAGCATTCTTAGACTCTTATGAGTCTCGTCCAGAGAGAGCAGAACCTCTGTACCAGATCGCACGTTGTCTTCGTCAGATTCATAACAGACCTAAGTTAGCATACATGTATGCAAAAATGGCATTAGATATTCCTTATCCACAAGAGGACATTCTTTTTGTTCAGGACGATGTATATAAGTATGGTGTTTTAGATGAGATTGGTGCTACTGCTTTCTATGCAGGTAAACCACATCTGGGATATCAGGCTTGTAAGAAATTAGTAGAAGAAAAATTGATACCAGACGAACATCTCCCCCGAGTATCTGAAAATCTAAAACAATACGATCAGGTTCTCATGCAAATTCATACGCAGGAAGCACAAGCAGAAATGCATAGAAAAATGGCAGAAGAAGAGATGAAGAGAAAAGAGAGAGATCAGAAAAAGGAAGAGAAAAAACAAAGGGCAACACAACCAAAGAAGAGTACAAAAATTTCTCCTAGAGCAGGCTACAAAAAGAAAAAGACATAAATATACCATAGAATAGGATATACAAATGTCAGCAAAACACGATATTAAAGCAAATCAAGGATCTTCACTGTACCTCCATTTTCAATATTTGGATGAGGATGGTAATCCTATTGATATCCGTGGTTGGTCTGGAGAGATGCAGGTTAGAAGATCCGTTATGTCCGGAGAAAAACTTCTACATGTTGCCGGACCTACCGGAATAACCTGCGGAAATACTGGACACACAGGTGCAGGATTGACTGGTGGAATATCTCTTCATAGAAATATGGGTAATACCGGAGATCTTACTGGAGGTATTCTTGTTATAGCAGGGGCGACTTCTACTAGTCTTATTCCAGAAGGAATTCATCAATATGATTTGGAATTAAGAAACCCTTCCGGTGTTGTTACTAGACTTGTAGAGGGTAGGTTTGATTGTAATGGAGAGGTGACTAGATGAAACTAAAAATAACAACGAATGAATTAGTAAAAAAGTCACCCACAAAAAAACGAGTTCTGAATAATCAAAAAGTCGAGTCTGTACAAATCCAGAAGAAAAAAGTCACTCAAATAGTATTTGTCTGAATAACATGGAGATTTGCTATGCGTGGCTTTAATGATTATTTTAATCCAACAAAAAAAGAAGTAGAAAAGGAATTTGACAAACAAGTCATAGTTCCTGAATCTCCAGTTCCACCACAACAACCCGAACAAGTTATAACTGAAATTACTAATGTTATAGAAGGAACTCCGGGTGTGCCTGGTTCTATAGGTCCTATTGGTAGGGATGGTCTTCCCGGACTACGAGGACCTAAAGGAGATAGGGGTGGACGAGGCGATCAAGGAGAACGCGGAGATCCGGGTGAGCGAGGCGAAAAAGGCGATCCGGGGGAACGAGGTATCTCAGGAACTCCCGGAGAAAATGGTAAAGATGGTGTCGATGGTACAGACGGTATCAATGGTAAAGATGGTGTCGATGGTACAGACGGCATCGATGGTACAGACGGCATCGAAGGTAAAGACGGTATCGATGGTAAAGATGGTGTCGATGGTAAGGATGGTAATGATGGACAGGATGGAAAGAACGGAAAAGACGGAGAACGGGGTGAGCAAGGAATTGCTGGACCTATGGGTGCAAAGGGTGAATTGGGTGCAAAGGGTGCAAAGGGTGATCGAGGAGAAATCGGACCTAAAGGAGATGCCGGAGAAGAAGGAAAAGCACCAGTAGTCAGAGCAAAGTTTCCCCTGAAGTTGGAAAAGAATGGATTAATATCATTCGATCATAAATCTTTAGATAAGTTATTGCAGGTGGGTTCTGGAAAACAAGCACCAGATTACGCAGCAGTTAATGATTGGTTAGCAGCGGCTGGTGGTGCGGTTGGTATCCAGAAAGATAAAGCACAACTTATAAAATCTGTTAATGATATAAACTTTTCGGGACAGCAATTCACTGTTCAAAGAAAAGGTAAAAACGTAGAACTCTCTATAGATAATGTACCAAGAGTATATGCATCCGAGAATGATCCAACCGGAGTAACCGCCGCACAAGTAGGAGATTTCTGGTTCAAGGAAACTTCAGGAAAATTATATGTCAGGTACGAAGGTGCTTGGGTAGAACCGCAATAAATAGGGTAGAGGAAACAACAAATGTCAAAGATTAATTTTCCAACCGGTCCAAATAATGGAGACAAGTTTACCTTCTCTGGTAAGTCTTGGAACTTCAACGGTGTAGCATGGGACAAAGTTTCTGCTGATGGTGATGTAGACTCTATTGCAACCGGAACTGGTGGTTATGTTGCATTCTATACTCCAGAGGGAGTTGAAGGATCTACCATCGGACCTGCTGCTGAAGTTCTGTTTTGGGATGACACAAACAATAGATTGGGTATCGGAACCACAGGTCCTTCACAGGCTCTGGAGGTTGTTGGTGGTATCACTGCAAGTGGTGGAGTAGTAGCCAGTGGTGCAACATTTAATGGTATTGTAAAAGCAAATCATCTAGTCCTACAAGAAGACGGAACAATTTCAGTCCAAGGTGACACCGAAGCAATGACACTTAATTTCGGTGGTGGGATTCTAGACATCAGTTCAACTGTGGTAGATTTTGAACAGAAGATTCGACATAGAGGAGATCCTGATACCTATATCGATTTCACTGTAGACAACATTGAAATGTTTGCTGGGGACAATTCGTTCTTGGATTCCAACGGAACAAGGACAAATGTAGGGGGTGTCTCATTCGCAAATGGATTAGTTCAAGCACACGGTATAACAGTTGGTGTAGGTGGAATTACATTCGCAGATGGAACAACACAGAGAACAGCGTTCCGTGCAGGACTCAAGTATACTATAACACATACAGGTCTTTCGGATCTTGCACAACCCGGCGGTGTCAAGATGGCATCAAATATATCAGGAACTGCAATTGATATTCTCGCTATTAACTGCGTGGATGCAAACGGAAATGATATTGATACGATTTGTGATCTTTTCGCTGCGAATGGTGGTTTTGTTCAAATCCTGAAAGAAGATGGTTCTGAGTTGATGATTGCTGCTATAGAGGCAGATGAAGTTAGCAAAGCATCAGTATCAAGTGACGGATCTGGTGGAACTCTTTTAACCATAACAGACACTAGTGGTATCGAAGTCGATACTAGTCCATCGGTTGGTGACGTTGTATATGTTTACGTTATTCCCAACTTAGTCAGTGCAGTCCAGACAATCGGTGGAGAACAAGGAAACATTCAGATAGAAACTACTTCTGGTTTGTCAATGGCGAACATAGCGAATGTTGGTTATCTGCGAGTGAATCCACATCACCACTTCGATTTTCAGGGTGCAGAATTCAGTCAAACGACTAACTTCGCTCAAGGAGTTACTGTCGGGGAAGCCTTGAATGTTGGTGGAATTACAACCGTTCTCAGCGGTATAACTTTAAGTTCTTCTGGTATTACGTTTGGTGATGGAACAGGATTGGTAACTGCCACCAGAACTGATTCATATACTGGTCAAATTGAAACAGCAGCAGATAAAACTTACACGCTAGATCCAAAGGTTGCGACGGCAAGAACGATTACTGGGTTCTATATTAAGTCTGCGTCTGGTACGGTGACTGCTACCCTGAAGAACGGATCAGATACAGTTAAAGCAGCGAGTGTGAGTGATTCGAGTGGAAATCAGACATCACTTGCAAACACTTCTGTTGCCGCCGATGGAGTGATCACTATCGTAACTTCTAGTAACTCATCTGCTCTTGATGTTATCTTTAACGTGGAGTATACAACAACGCTATGAGTCCTCACTGGTTATTTTTCCCTACGCAATCATCTGCACCGCAGTATATTTACACGGCTCAAACTGATAACGCAGTTGTCCGTGGAACTGTACAGGCAGGAAGAAGAAAACAGGATTCAACGGGATCTGAGAGTGGAGATCTTGCAGATCAATTCTCTGATTTTTCATCTAACCAACAATGGGATTTATTTGGTACTAATTCAATTCGATTTAAAGTAAATAACTCAGATGAATCTTCTGGTTTGTATGGAACTAAAGCATTGATATTAGAAAATATTACTTCTGCTTCAATAACTGTAGGATCTAATACTCTTACGGCAGAAACCATCACTATGGGTGGTACTAACTCTAAGCCTCAATTCAGATTAGGAACAAGTAATGATGATGCCAGTACTTTTTGGAATGGTAACAATCTTAATGACACGGATAATATAACTATTACAATGACACTTACATTTTAAACCACCATAAAAAGGAATCACAATGATTAACATTCAACACTACGCCGCACTTATCCAAGATGTCAATAAAATGCAATCACGACTTGAATCTATTGCCTATAATTTTAAAGAAATACAGGCTAAAACAGATTTAGATACTCAACTAATAGATGCTCTAGTCGCTACTGCAAATAATCTTTTGTCAACAGCGGAAACTATCAAGTTGATTGAATACGATCCAACTTCCGAAGATGATGATACTTCAGGACTTCGTGTTGGAGATTCCTCAAAGTAATTGCAAAAGCATACAGATAACATTTGTGTATTGTCACTGTGTGTGTTATAATTTAAAAGCAATCAGGGGGATCTAGGGGGTTAGCATAGGGCGCCCCCGCCCCCGTCTTTCTTGAGGAGATAATGAAGTGATTGAAATATATAAACTTGCACCCAACGTAATCCTACCAACATACCAAACCCAACAATCTGCTTGCTTTGATATTCATGCATATCTTAGGGGACCTAACGTGACTGAAGATAAGTATCCTATTGCCAGAACTATTAAAATTGTAAACTCAGAAAATCAAGTATACGAAACCAAAGTTCGATTTACGTTCGACTCCGACGATTGTAAGGCGGATATTGAAATCCCACCACACGGAAGAGCCTTGATTCCCACTGGTTTTATTATGGAACTAGAACCAGGTCTTTCTGTTCGATTACATGCAAGATCTGGACTGGCATTTAAACAGGGTATTTCACTCGCTAACGCCGAAGGGGTAATTGATTCCGATTACAAGGAAGAAGTTTTTGTTGCCCTTATCAACAATTCGGACAAACCTTATGTGGTGAACCACGGTGACAGAATTGCACAAGGTGAAGTAGTAGAATGCATGACTTCGGCGATTATCATCACCAAAGAAAAACCGGGTAAAGTGACACAAAGAACTGGTGGCTTTGGTAGCACTGGTGTATAATTAAACCGAAAGGACTATACTATGAATCGTGAAGAATTACTACAGCATCATGCCTCCCTATGTGAGCAGGCTATTTCTATTATGAAGAAAAAGAATCATGATTATGCAGGTAAGGATGGAGATCAACCTTTTGCAAATTTTGAAAGAACCGAATCAATGGGGGTGTGTTCTACTGAACAAGGTTTTCTTGTTCGAGTAGTCGATAAGGTTTCTCGTCTTTCCACGTTTTGTTCCGCAGGAGAACTGAAGGTAGATAACGAGGGATACGAAGATGCTATTCTTGATATAATTAATTACATGGTTTTGTTTAGTGCATATCTGACGGATAAAAATGAGTGACACCTTTTACACTAATGTTTCGATACAGGGTAACAAAATTTTAATGCGTGGACATGTTGATGGTAAACCCATTCAACAAAAGATTGATTTCAGTCCAACATTATATCTACCCAGTAACAAACCAACAGAGTATAAAACTCTGGATGGTGAATATGTCGAATCGATTAAACCAGGCTCTATCAATGATTGTAGAGAGTTTATCAACAAGTACAAGGATGTGACTGGGTTTAGAATTTTCGGTAACACAGATTACATCTATCAGTTCATTGGTAAGGTAAGTCCCGGTGAAATTGATTACGATTTCTCTGAGATTAAAGTCGCTAACTTCGACATCGAAACCACATGCGAAAATGGGTTTCCTGATATTGACGATCCAGAAGAAAAGATCATTGCAATAACGCTAGACGTAAATGGTTGGAAGTATGTTTTCGGTCTGGGAGAGTTCAAACTAGAACAAGAGAGACTTAAGTACTGGGAGTTTGATAATGAAGAAGATCTTCTTCGTTGTTTCTTGGATACATGGGTTCTTGAATCTCCGGACATCATGACTGGATGGAACATTAGATTTTTTGATATTCCTTATCTCGTAAACCGAATGCGTAGAGTTTTGGGTGAAAAGGAAACAAAAAGATTATCTCCTTGGAAGATCATAAAAGAGAAGACGATCACCAAGATGAACAGAGAACATTCTGTCTATGATTTGGTTGGTATTGCAACTCTGGATTACTACGAACTATACAAGACGTTTACCTATGTAAACCAAGAATCCTATCGTCTAGATCACATTGCACACGTTGAACTCGGAGATACAAAACTTTCGTATGACGAATTCGATAGTATGGCAGAGTTCTATAAGAAAGACTTTCAAAAGTTTATGGAGTACAATGTTAAGGATGTTGAACTGGTTCAACGACTGGAAGACAAACTAAAACTACTTGAACTTTCCGTAGCACTAGCATATTCTGCTAAAGTAAACTTTATGGATGTCTTCAGTCAGGTACGGACATGGGATTGTATCATTTATCATTATCTAAATGAACACAATATAGTTATTCCACAGAAGAAGATCTCCACAAAGGATTCACAGTATGCGGGTGCTTATGTAAAAGATCCTATCACTGGTATTCATGACTGGATTATTTCTCTTGACTTGAACAGTCTGTACCCCCACTTGATCATGCAGTACAATATCAGTCCAGAGACGAAAACTGATTTTGGTAAAGATCATACGATTACACCAGACACAATCCTCAAGGGAACTTATCCTACCGAAACCCAGTATTCACTTGCAGCGAACGGTACTCGATACACCAAAGACTATCAGGGATTTCTTCCTGCACTCATGGAGAAGATGTACAAAGAACGTAAGATGTACAAGAAGAAAATGATCGAGTGTCAGAAGCGTCAACAAGCAGGAGATTCTGGTTTAGAAAATCAAATCTCGAAGTTTAACAACTTCCAGATGGTTCGTAAGATTCAACTGAACTCTGCTTATGGTGCGATTGGTAATCAATACTTTCGGTACTTCGATGTTGAGATGGCAGAAGCAATTACTCTGTCCGGACAATTAAGTATTCGGTGGATTGCGGACAAGTTGAATGAATTCTTGAACGACACAGTAGGAACGAAGGATTACGATTATGTTGTTGCTTCTGATACAGATAGTGTTTATCTCCGTCTTGGTAATTTGGTGGATAAAGTATGCAATGGAAAATCCAAGTCCGAAGTGGTTGGATTTTTGGACAAATCAGCGGAGGAAATAATACTTCCATTCATTAAAGATAAGTACGATGAACTTGCATCCATAATGAATGCATATGATAACAAGATGGTAATGGACAGAGAGTGTATTGCAGACAAAGGTGTATGGACTGCTAAGAAAAGATACATGATGAATGTTCATGACTCTGAAGGGATTCGCTACGAAGAACCTAAGATGAAGATCATGGGAATCGAGACTACTAGAAGTTCGACTCCTAATATTGTTCGTCAAGAATTGAAGAAGGCTATTAAGTTGGTTCTTACTTCAGATGAAGAAAGTATCATAGATTTTATCGAAAAGTTTAAGGTGAAGTTCCATGAATGTGATCCAGAAGAGATCGCATTTCCCCGAGGAGTGAATGGACTAGACAGGTATTATGATTCTAGTAACATTTATAAAAAGTCAACACCTATTGCGGTGAAGGGTGCTTTGATATATAATCACTATCTCAAGACGCATTCTTTAGATAGGAAATATCACACAATCAATGAAGGTGAAAAGATCAAATTCATTTATTTAAAAACACCAAATCCACTGGGTGGTGCTTATGGAACAGATCATGTCGTATCATTTCCAAATTCAATACCCAAGGAGTTTGGACTGGAAGACTACATAGACTATGAAAAGCAATTCAATACTAGTTTTCTAGATCCACTTAGAACTATTTTGGATACGGTTGGTTGGAAGCATGAAACTACATCTACACTTGAGGGATTTTTTACATGAGGAGTTAGTAATGAATGAAAAAATAAAATTTGAACTTACACCCGAAAGTTACAATACAATGGTTGATTTACTTCGGGTGGAAAAAGAATGTAAGCAGGCTGAACTCAAAAAAGTTTCTAAAGATAAGAATTGCTCCTCGGAAGCGTATCAAAGAAAATTAGATTATGTTGAGTCATTGAATATGTGTTTGGTTGAGTTGAACAACAAAAATTGGAGATGAACATGAGTGATTTTTTAAAGACTATTATAAAAAATTCGGGAAATGAATATGCAGGAATTGCCTCAGACGGGATTGAAGGTTCGGATGTCACAGGGTTTATTGACACTGGCTCTTATGCTTTCAACGCTCTCCTCTCTGGTTCTTTGTATGGTGGTATACCAAACAATAAAATCATGGCGTTGGCAGGAGAGTCTGCTACTGGTAAAACTTATTTCGCACTTGGTATGTGTAAGAAATTTTTGGACGATAATCCAGACGGGGTGGTTTTGTATTTCGACACGGAACAAGCAATCACTTCAGACATGATTTCTGAGCGGGGTATGGATCCCGATAGAGTTGCTGTATTTCCAGTTGCTACAGTCGAGACTTTCCGTCATCAAGCAATCAGTATTGTTGACAAGTACATTGAGACAAAGGACAGCAAGCCTGTCTTTGTTGTTCTTGACTCGCTTGGTATGCTTTCCACTGAGAAAGAAATGAACGATACCGCAGAGGGTAAGTCAACCCGCGACATGACACGCGCCCAAGTAATCAAGGCTACTTTCCGTGTCCTTACTCTCAAGTTAGGAAAAGCAGGTATTCCTCTTATCATGACAAACCACACATATCAAGTTGTCGGTGCATACGTTCCGATGAAAGAGATGGGTGGTGGTTCTGGTTTGAAGTATGCCGCTTCCACAATTGTATATCTTTCAAAGAAGAAGGATAAGGATGGCACTGATATTGTTGGTAACATTATTAAGTGTAAATTGTTCAAGGGTAGGTTCACCAAAGAAAACAAGGAAGTTGAAGTTCAGTTGAACTATGATACCGGACTGAATCCTTATTATGGTCTTGTTCCGATTGCAATTAAGCATGACATCTTCAAGAAAGTTTCTACTCGAATTGAATTACCTGATGGTAAGACTGCTTTTGAGAAATCCATCAATAATGATCCAGAAAAATACTTCACACCAGATGTGATGGAAAAGGTAGAACTAGCCGTAGCAAAAGAATTTAAATACGGAAGTGACGATGAGTAAGAGGCTAATCTGGAAACTTCATACTGGAGGAATGTGTAATCAGTTTATGTCTATGGAAATTGCAATAGGAATTTCTAAGTGGACAAAACGAGATTTATTCATAGTAGATCCTATCAAGTCTATAAATTTAGGATCATATACCCACAATTCACCTGACGGTATGACAACTTTCGATATGTTCGATTATCCCGGAAAGTACGAAGTCCTTGATTCCTTTGATAATGTTAAAGAAATGGAGGGATCCAAGACATATTATTCTCAAGACATCAGTAATTCGGTTGCTTGTGTTGATAAAGAATATTACGAACCAGATATCGGGTTTCATCCGAACTCGATGGGGAGACCTCTTACATTCAAAGACAATTTTACGGATAATATCGTAGTTAATCTTCCTATGGAGAGTATTGAAAAACAGCAGGATACAATATCAGATTATCGTAGGTTCTTTTATGGAGATACTGATAAATTATTTAATTATATCAGAAAGACTAAAATTAAATCTCCGTATACTAAACTTGCTAAAAAGATAGCAAAAGATTTAGGAACCTTTAATGCTGTTCATATGAGATTGGGTGATTGGACAAACTTTGCATATAGAGCAAAGGGATTACGGATTACAGATCATGATAGAATGGAATGGTTGAACTCAAAAATCAAGAAATATAAAATAGATCAAGAAAAACTTGTAATTTGTTCTAATGTGAGAAGAGTAGATACACATATTTTAAATCATATTAGAAAAGAATATCCTAGTAGTATAATTTTAGAACAGTTTATAACTATGAACTATATTAAAGAATTAAATAATTTACCAAACTATAACGAAGTAATTTTAGGATTGATTTCTAATATAGTTTGCTGGTATGCAAAAAGTTTCTGGGGTTGTACTGGAAGCACATATACAAATTTTATCGATAGACATCGAAATGATACACCGAAGTATCATGATATAGAATATAATAGATTTAACGTAAATAATTACGATGAAACAAATGGATCTTTAGTGGATGCACATGCGGGGAAATACCCGTGGACGCGAAAAGGAACTGGACATTTACCCACATGGTTTTTTGAAATGAAGGAGAACAAAAATGAAATTTCAGTTTGAAGAAAATGAAACTTACAAGACAAGAGTTCCAATTACAATTAAAGAAGAGGGAAAATACGAAGGCTTAAAATTTGTTTACGGCACCATAAAATTCGTAGAAGTAGATGAGGACGATGAAAATATGGGGTTGAATTTTGCTTATGAAATATTGGAAAATCCCAATAATGTAGATGAAGATCAAGAACTAGTTGATACAATGGGAGACATCTTAGTTGATGTTCTGGAGTCCGAGATGGGCGAAATCAACGAAGGAAATTTTCTTTCGGAGGAATGAACGGTGTCGGTAGAAAAAACTATTATTGACAACTTATTTTTAAATGATGAATATTCTCGGAAGGTTGTACCGTTTTTACAGGAAGATTATTTCACAGATAGAGTAGAGAGAAAAATCTTCTGTTTGGTTCGTGACTTTATCATCAAATACAATAGTCTTCCCACAAAAGAGGCTATTATAATATCTTTCGAAAAAGAAAAAAGTATCACGGAGGAAGAGTACAAACAAGGTTCAGAGTTGATTTCATCGATAGAAAAAGTTGAACCTAATACTGCTTGGTTATTGGAAGAGACAGAAAACTTTTGCAAAGATAAGGCTGTATATAATGCGATCATGGAATCGATACACATTATAGACGGAAAGTCAAACGACAAAACAGAAAACGCAATTCCAAACATCTTATCTGATGCTCTTTCGGTTTCATTCGATACACATATTGGACATGATTATCTTGAAGACTCAGATTCTCGATATGATTTTTATCATAAAATAGAACAACGTGTTCCGTTTGATTTAGAATTTTTCAATACTATCACCGCAGGAGGTACGCCGAATAAGACACTCAACATTATTATGGCAGGAACTGGTGTTGGTAAATCTTTGTTCATGTGTCACCATGCAGCAAACTGTTTAAGTCAAAATAAAAACGTACTGTACATAACATGTGAAATGGCAGAGGAAAGAATCGCAGAGAGAATTGATGCTAATCTTATGGACATCACTCTAGATTCTCTGAAGGAGTTACCGTATGAGATGTATCAAAAGAAACTCAAGAATGCAAGTGCGGGAATTACGGGTAAACTTATCGTAAAGGAATATCCAACTGCTTCTGCCCATTCAAATCATTTTAGAATTTTATTGGATGAATTGTGGCTGAAAAAACAATTCAAACCGGATATTATATTCATTGATTACTTGAACATTTGTGCTTCTTCTAGAATCAAGCAAGGAAGCAATGCAAATTCTTACACTATGATTAAGTCTATTGCTGAAGAACTACGAGGACTTGCTGTAGAATACAATGTACCCGTGTGGTCTGCTACACAAGTAAACAGACAGGGATTTAGTAGTAGCGATGTAGGACTAGAAGATACATCAGAATCGTTTGGACTTCCTGCTACCGCAGACTTCATGGTTGCCCTTATAAGCACAGAGGACTTGGATGAAAACAATCAGGTGCTTGTAAAACAATTGAAAAACAGGTACAATGATACAGTTGCAAACCGAAAATTCCTATTAGGAATAAACCGTGCGAAGATGAAGTTGTATGATGTAAAAGAAGATGAACAGAGTGGATTGTCTCAATCAAATCAAACAGAAGAACAGACTCTAGGTTTTGGGTACAATGGTAAATCGTTTGATGATAAGTTCAACAGATCCCCTGCTAAATCTAAAAATTTCACAGAGTGGAAAGTGTAAACCTTGGCTATTTTTCTTGATAAAAAATATATCAACACCGTGTCTCCCCAGTTAGAAAGATTTGCTTGGAAGAAAGATAACCTAGCAAATTGTCGTTGTCCAGTTTGTGGAGATTCACAAAAAAACAAAAGTAAGTGTCGTGGATTCTTTTATCAAAAGAATAATTCTTTCTTCTACAAGTGTCATAATTGCGGGTTTGGTTCTAACATATATAATTTCTTAAAGGAAGTATCTCCCTCTTTATGTAAGGAATATTCCGTAGAACAGTTTAAAGAAAAGAATGGTAATAAGTCAGAGGAGAAGAAAGATTTGTTCAAGTTTAGAGATTCCAAACCGATCTTCAAAAAGAAAGACAAAGTTCTAGATAAACTACAATGTCTTTCGGATTTACCGAAGGATCATCCAGCAATTCAGTTCGCTGACATGCGGCAGATTCCAAAACAACACTTTGGTCTTTTGTACTTCACAGATGACTTTGGTAAGTTTGTTCGCAACAGTCTTGATTCAAGTGTTTTTATTGGGAGAGAAAATAGAATTGTAATTCCATTCTTCAACAGTCATGGTGATGTTGTTGCTGCTCAAGGAAGAGCAATCAATTTCAAGGATGAAGAGAATGCAAGACAAACAGCAAAATACATAACGATCAAAGCAGATAAAAGTATTGATAGATTGTGGTATGGTCTATGGAGAGCGAATCCTAAGAAACGTGTATATGTTGTCGAAGGACCTATCGATTCGTTGTTCCTTCAAAACTCAGTAGCGATGGTGGGAGCGGGCGCACTGAAAGAGATTCCTGCTAGATTTGTAAATACAAAGATGACATATATTCTCGACAACGAACCCCGCAATAGACAGATATGTGCATACAACGAGAAACTCATAGAGATGGGTAAAGAGGTTTGTATATGGCCTAGAGAAATTGATGAGAAAGATATCAACGACATGGCATATAGATTGTCCACCCGAAAGATTCAAAAAATAATTGATGAAAATACTTACACAGGGTTGAAAGCGACTCTTAAGTTTAATGAATGGAGAAAAGTGTGAATAGAATTAAAGTTTTAGACGCTGGACATGTTGAATATGTCGATCATATGGGTAATGACTTAACTGTCGTAAATTCTGCGAGAGTTTCTTTTTCTAGTCACAAGGAGGAGTTCGGTGATAAAGATGAAAATCTCATTAAATATCTAGCCAAACATAACCACTGGACACCGTTTGCTCATCCTCAGATTACTTTACGAATCAAAGCACCTATTTCAATCCGCACACAATTCTTTAAGCATAAGCAGGGATTTGTGGAAAATGAAATCAGTAGAAGATATGTCGATCATCCACCAGAGTTCTACCACCCCAGATGGAGAAATAAACCGTCGAAGAATGCAAAACAAGGAAGTGATGGTTGGTTAGAATGTAGAGATGGTGGTGGAGAAACTTCTGGGGGATTCGCAACACACCCTCTATATGAAGGATACAAAAACACTATCGAAAGTGCAATGCGAGTATACGAAGATTTAATTTCGTCAAATGTTGCACCAGAACAAGCACGGTTTGTTCTTCCTCAAGGAATGTATACTGAATGGTATTGGACTGGTTCTCTTTCTGCATATGCCAGATTTTATAGTCAGAGAATAGATGAACATGCACAATGGGAAATACAAGAATATGCTAAAGGTGTTAGTGATATTATTTCTGAATTGTTCCCAGTATCATGGAAGTATTTAACGACAGGGTAAACTAGTTCTGTATAAATAAAGAACAAGAGTAAACACAAATAGGAGTTTTTATAATGGACAATGAGCGAACTGGTCTACCCAGTCTATATCAAGATTTTATTCATCTTTCAAGATATTCTAGGTGGATGGACGATAAAGGTAAAAGGGAATCGTGGGAAGAAACTGTAACCCGTTACTTTGATTTTTTCGTAGAACATCTAAGTGAAAATCATAATCATAAAGTCTCAAAGAAAGAAAGAGACGAACTCCAAACAGCGGTTATAAATCTTGAGATTATGCCGTCAATGAGAGCGTTGATGACTGCGGGTGAAGCACTCAAGAGAGATAATATCGCAGGATATAATTGTTCTTTTGCCAGTGCTGGTAGAGTTCGTTCCTTTGATGAAATTCTTTACACATTGATGTGTGGTACTGGTGTTGGTTTCAGTGTTGAGAGGGATTTCTTAGGTAAACTCGCAACCATTGCAGAGGAGTTTGAGGACAGTGATACTACGATTGTTGTCCAAGATAGCAAGATGGGTTGGGCGAAAGCCTACAGGGAACTTACATCCCTACTTATTGCTGGTCAATCTCCAAAATGGGACTTGTCTAAAATTAGGCCTGCGGGGGCAAGACTTAAAACTTTCGGTGGTCGTGCTTCCGGACCGGATCCTTTGGATGATTTGTTTAGGTTCACGGTGGATACCTATAAGAAGGCTTCTGGAAGAAAACTCAATTCCATTGAATGTCACGATCTCATCTGCAAGATTGCAGAAATTGTCGTGGTTGGGGGAGTACGAAGAAGTGCCCTTATTTCCCTCTCGTCGCTCACGGACGAAAGAATGCGGGAAGCGAAGACGGGACAATGGTGGATGTCAGATCCACAAAGAGCCTTGTCAAACAACTCTGTTGCATATAAAGAAAAACCAGAAGTAGGAACTTTTATGGAAGAGTGGCTTTCTCTTTATAAGAGTAAGTCTGGTGAACGTGGCATTTTTAATAGAGATGCTGCTAAGAATCAAATTAAAAGAGCGAATGAATACAGAAAATCTCTCGGAGATGATTATCGACAGAGAGAAGTTGATCATGATTTTGGAACAAATCCGTGCAGTGAGATTATTCTTCGGGATAGAGAATTCTGTAACCTTACTGAAATTGTAGTTCGTCGAGATGACACAGAAGAAGATCTACAGAGAAAGGTTAGACTAGCAACCATACTAGGAACTTGGCAGTCTACACTTACTAACTTCAAGTACCTTTCTAGTGAGTGGGCGAAGAACTGCGAAGACGAAAGACTTCTTGGTGTATCCATGACAGGTATAATGGACAACCCACTAACAAACGGATCCAAGAAAGATCTGGAGTCTAGACTTGAGAGCCTGAAGAAGTGTTCAATTGAAGAGAATAAAAAACAGGCGGATAAGATCGGTATTAATTCTTCGGTATCAATTACATGCGTAAAACCGTCTGGGACTGTATCTCAACTCGTAGACGCTGCATCAGGGATCCACGCTCGTCACAACGACTATTATATTCGTACTGTTCGTGCAGACAATAAGGATCCTCTGTGTCAGTTTATGAAGGATGCAGGATTCCCTAACGAAGCAGATGTAATGAAACCAGAACATGTAACTGTGTTTTCTTTCCCAATGAAGTCACCGAAAGGTGCTGTTTGTAGAAAAGACATGACAGCCATTGAACAGTTGGAATTGTGGTTGGTATATCAAAAGCATTGGTGTGAACATAAGCCATCTATTACTATTACCGTAAAGGAAGATGAGTGGTTTGAGGTAGGTGCATGGGTATACTCTAATTTCAATGAAGTTTGCGGTGTATCTTTCCTACCTTTCTCCGATCATAGTTACAAGCAAGCACCTTATCAGGATTGTACAGAAAGTGATTATAAAGAGTCTTTGAAGAATATGCCTACGAGCATAAACTGGGAAGAACTAAGTAAGTATGAAAAGGAAGACAACACATCAGGCACTCAAACACTTGCCTGTAGTGGAAACAGTTGTGAAATTGTAGATCTTACCGGCTGATAAAAAAACAACAAAAATTAAAGTTATTGGGTTGTTATACCCAAAATGTTCTATATAATAGAACAATTCAGTTTTCGTACAAGGGGGCGGAGTGCCCCCTTAATTTTTTCGGTTCAACACAAGGAGATAACTATGAGTGGAACCAAAGTAAATTGTAGCAAGTCAGAATGTCCTGTTACAGAAACGTGTGAGAAAGATTTTGTTCGTTGTACACTATGCAAGTTAGGGGTTACTCGTTCTACCCTCATCAGTCTTGCTCTAGTACCATTCGCGTGGGATGGTGTTGTTTGGTTTAAAGATGCCATTCAGTGGGCATGGGATACCGTAAGCGGCCTCGGCTGATCTTACATAAAGGAGAACTACTATGAATAACACTAAGTCAAAGTGGTTTAAGTACGGTATTCTTGGTATTGTCAGTCTAGTATTCGGTGTTGCAGTTGATGCAGCAACCGCAGACGAAAACTGGTCAATTGAAGAGGAACGACGTACACAGACGAAACTTCTTGTAGAAGAAGTTCTCGCAGATGCGAATTCCCGAGTCAGTCTAGGTGCGGTGGATTCACCCATCACGCTTGACGTTTCTGGTTTCGTACAGACTCGATTCTCTTATAATAGTGGTGGTAGTGTAGAGGCAAATCACGGATTTGATGTACCTCGCGCCCGCCTCCAGTTCTCTGGCAGCGTATATGATTTCGATTACGTTGTTAGTGGACAGTGGTACGATAACAACGGTGGTGAGTTTGATCTCACGGATGCATATGCATCGACAGATATCGCCGGTGTTAACTTTAAGTTTGGACAATTCGTAAGTCCATTCATGAAGTCTTGGGACGTTTATGCAGCAGACACTCTGACTGCTGATCGTTCTCTTGTCACATATACCTTTGGACAGGGACGCTCGCAGGGTATCCAATTCGGTAAAGAATTTGGAGATCTCCGTCTACGAGCCTCTTATAATGATGGATTCAATAGTGCAAATGGAGCCGGTGTACAGAACGGCTATGCTCTTAATGCAAGAGCAGATTATGATGTAACTGATTGGATGACTGTTGGTGGTGCAATTTCATGGAACGATCTTGACACTACTGACTTCTGGACTTATACGTTCGATACTGGACTAAAGTTCGGAAACTTTGCTTTTGACGCTGCATATGTCGGAAGAAATAAAGATGCTGGTAATGACTGGGCTACCCAGTTCCAAGCATCATACTTTCTCTCGGATGCAGTTCAACCGTTCGCTCGTTATGAGTACGGTTCTCTTCCCGGTGAGGAAGATCTGAGTCTTGTTACCGCAGGTTTCAATTATCATTTCAACGATAATGTTAAGTGGACTACTGATGTAGGCTATTCACTTAACGGTATCGGTGTAGGTTGGGACACTGCAAGCACTGGCTGGAATTCCAGCGTGGATAGTGGTGAATACCTAGTCCGCACTCAAATTCAAATTCGCTTCTGATATAAAACAGATTAGAATTTGAAAAGAAAGCAGCCTTCCTTTGGGAAGGTTGTTTTTTTTATTTAAGCAAAAAAACAGCCTGTTTTTTTATAAATATTGGTGAGATGAAACTGAGACGCCTATTATTTCTGGTAGTTTCGTTATGTGTAAGCGGTTGTTCAGTAGGAATTGTACATCATAATGAACTCGTTGAAACAACTCCTGCACTACAATACTTCTACACCACCGAAGAATACGATCCATTTCCGTCAGTAGGATCTATTATCACCGAAGAAGGTGATTTGATCGGATCTGGTGTATTAATAGAATCTGATAAACTATTAACCGCAGCACATGTAGTAGAACGAGATATCGTCTATTACTTTAATATAGGTGATGAACTTATATTAATAGAACGGGTTCTGATCCATAAAAATTATATAAACACAACTAATGATATCGCAATAGCATTCTTAAGTTGTGATAGTTCGGTGAAACCAACCACTCTTATTGGTACGGGTGATATTTTAAAAAGGAGAACACCACTAGTAACGGTTGGTTTTAGTAGAGGATATAAAAAATATAGTGATCCTAAAGCCTTTTCATACTTTGGAAGACTGATAGAAGAACCCGGACATATTAAATTTTTACCCATAAGAGCAACTATTTGGTTTGGAGACTCGGGTGGTGGTGTATTTACTTATATAAATGGAAAACTAAAACTCGTAGGAATAATGTCATACTTTGCTTTGGATGATGGAATAATTTGTGAGAATTCTGCTATAAGTGTAAAATACTATAGGAATTGGATCGATGAAAACTTGGAATAAATATAGTAGAGGAGAAACTACTATGATAATAGCAGGCATCGATTATTCCATGACAAGTCCAAGTATATGTGTTTACGCTTCAAAGAAGAGTGAAAGTTTTTCTTTTAATAAATGTAAGTTATACTTTCTAACAGACACAAAAAAATACAGTGGAACATTCAAGAATGTAGTTGGCAAGAACTTCAATGAATGGAATGAAGATACTGAAAGGTTTAAGAGTATCTCTGATTGGGCGATTGATGTTCTCAATTATGTCGAACAAGTTGGATTAGAGGGATACTCATATAATTCTACAGGTAAAGTTTTTCATATAGCAGAGAATACTGGTATTCTTAAATATAAACTTTACAATGATGGAACACCCTATGAAGTATATTCACCCTCATCCATCAAGAAGTTTGCTACAGGTAAGGGTAACGCAGACAAAGAACTCATGTATAACTCTTTTGTAGATGAGACGAAAGTAGACTTGATGGAACTCCTAGATTGTAAACAAACAAAGATAGGAAACCCAGTGAGTGATATCGTAGACTCTTATTATGTCTGTAAGAAACTACACTCAGAATATAGATCTAAATCTTCTTGAATCCGTTTTTGATTTTTACATAAGATATAATCTTCTTGGTAAGAGAACTAGTAACTTTACCGGCATATCCACCGACACCGAATACTTCTTTTCTTTCTTCCGGTGTTAGTCTAATTTTCATTTCTTCGACTAATTGGACTATTTCCTTGATCGCTTCTTTGTCGTTTCTTCCGTCGATAAGCATCCATGCTACAACACCAAGTGAAGCAACGATACCAAGGATCAATACGATGAGTCCAATCGTAGCAATTTCTTCGAGATAGAATTGAGACGCTGATGCAAACCCCACGGTAAGAACACCAATCGCCAAAACAACACCACCTAGTTTTGCACTAACCCAGAACGTGAGAAAAGCACCACCTACAAGCATGGCAAATCCTGCTACGAAAAACAGAGTTATAAAACTGTGTAGGTTTTGAAGTGCCTCTTTGCGGACTTCTCTATCGGATTCTTCGTAGTCCCGGACTAAATCTTCTAAGTCCTTGATTTGTCCAATTGCCGCAGCCACCCTTGAGTTCGCGGATTCTAAATCCTCTAGAGCCTCTTCTATTCTTATTTGTTCTTTCTCCGCATCGTCCACATGTTCTTTGATCGATTCTGCGTTGTTTTCGATGCTGTCCAGCAAGGGATTGTTTTGGTTTGGGGAGAGTGCTATTCCATTTAAAATAGAGTCCGCTTCCTCGTTGATGCTCTCCAGCGTCCCTGTGATCGCTCCTGAAGCGTCTGTGATCTCTTCTGTCTGCTCTCTCTGTTCTCGTACAGTGTCTACCACAGTTGACGAAGCGTTCTCTGGGGACAATCCTGTTTCCTGTAAACTTTCGCATCCTATCATCATTAGCAGCAATGTGCCTATTACTATCTCTCTCATTCGGGGGATCCTCCATTGCGAAGGCAGAACTACTAACTGCCAAGCATAGTATAGTTATAATTTTAATCATACTGTTTTTGGTGGAATTAAGTATGACATAATACCCGTTGTGCTATCTTTAACTACAATAGGCTTTCCGGGGTTTTTATGTGCAAAAGATCTGATATCTTGATTTCCCATTTCTTCCATATTTAATTTCTTATTCCATCTCTCATATTTTTCTCGACCTTTCATGCACTTATTATATTCGTCGCTTGATAATTCAAACACGGGACAACCTGCGAATGTTTCTCGGATTTTTTTCTTCTTCCGTGGAGAAATTGCTAGACGATCTGCTTCCCTTCCTCCAATTTGTGGTAGTCCATCTGTAGGAATTACATTTTGGTGCATTCCAGCAACACCTCCGCTACCAGAAGTCATCATTTCATATAAAAAGTGATTTAGGTGTTTCATAGGTTCTTCTTTCGTTCTAGGAATTCTTTCAAGTCCCTTTCTTCCTCTGGACCACCAATGGTTAGAACTCTTGCTCGTAAAGCATCTTCTTGTTCTTTTAATTCTTTATCTACCATATTCTGATAGTCGTGGATGGCGCCTTTTTCAAGTGCATCCATTTTCCATCGATATCTTATATCTTGTCTGGATGGATTTTCTTGTAATTTACTTTTAGCCTTTTTTATTAACGCTTGTTGTTCTTCTTCTGTTTTTTGTAGTATAGATTTATTTAGTCCCGCTTTATATGGAACCCTGCTATTATTTGCAATCATGTCTCGATATAGATCATCATTGCTATTTTCATCTATCTTTTTATTTTTTCCAGATCCGCAGTTACAACCCATTACTTACTCCTCGTTATACTAAGAACTTTTTCTATCTGTAAATCACATTGTGTTTTTCTTTGTAGACCAGGCCAGTACAAATAGTCTTTTTCGTTATTCTTCTTTAAGTTTACTAATAGAGGAAGAACTACCTTTTCCAGTTCTGTCATTTTTGCTGTCAGTAATTCATCATACTGTTCTTTTACTGCACCCGCACCTTCGCAAGTTGAATTCATTTGAAGAATGAGATCTAGTTTTTCTTGCATCTCTTTAATTTCGTCGGGTGTTGTCTCATCATCGATCTTGATAAGAGAATTTAATTCGTCTTCATCAGCGGCAGTAAACCCGAAATCAAAATTATCAAATTCTTCTAACTTAGGTTCTTTATCAGACATCTGAATTCTCCTCTGAGATTAACTGATCTAAGTCTATATCATTTTCTAGAAGATACTCTTTTATTTCGGTGATTACCAATTCACCATCACCACCAATTCTATCCACATCTTCTTTAATCAAAAGAAGAGCGGTAGCAAAGGATTGTAGTCTTGCCTTCAAACCACCATCAGGTATCTTGTTGGTAATTTTTTTAAGGTTTATAATCAATCTATTGAAAACACTACCCGCTTCTTTTTCTTTTGGGGTAGTAAATTCAGTTGACTTCTTTATAAAATTTCCATCCTTGTCTATGATACCTAACTTGTAGGCAGGCATATTTTTGAATGGAGTTGTGAATGCTTTGATGAATTTGTATACCGTAAAGGCGTTTACTACTTTTCCTAAATCTGAAGAAGTACTCATTCTAATTCTCCTAGCATTCCTAATATTTTATGATCTATTGGTATTTCTTCTAGATCTACTTCTGCTATCTCTTCTGGTAAGTATTGTAAATAAATCAAAAATGTTTTTAGGTAACTGTGATATTTTGATTCTAACTTGAAAAACAGTATCCGAGAAATGTGGTATGCACCAAATGTATTTTGTAGAATTATAATGTGATTGAGTAGTAATCTATATTTAAGAGAGCCTTTACTATCATATCTCCCCAACAATCTCTTTATATACTTAATTCTATTTAAGTCTTCATGAAACTCGTCAATCCCAGTGCATCCGGGATTGTTATAATGCTTCATCGCGTAGAGGAGAAAATTATTTTTTGTGAGTTTCTCTTTTTTCATCATTAAGTGCATCAGTTCGTTATCCTACTTTTTTCCTCGAAGACGGATTTTACCAGCCTTATCTCCGTAGTATTCTTTGCTATACGAACCCTGTCCAGTTTTGACGAGAGGAACTTCCTTCTTCTTGTCTTCTTTCTTTTGCTCACCGATGTTTGTTCCGTTCAACTCTTCGTCGTATTCATGTTCTGGATCTTCAACACCCTCGGCTAAAGGAGCAACCTTAGCGTTGATGTTATAAAGACCGTTCTCAAGATACTCGCAATTTACGTTAAGAGTGAGTGGGGATTCTAAACCATCAGTTACTTCAAATCCATTTCTCAGATCGTGAGTTGGACTTGTACCGAAAGTTCCGCCATATCGAGTTACAGGAATTCTGAAGTCTTCACCAACTGGTAGGGTTTCCTTTCCAGTGAACTGGAAGTCTAAGCCAACCTGATTTAACTTCTGACGTAAACCAACGAGAGCAGCCTTCTTATCTTGTACTTCAGTTTGGAGGTAGTTGTGGATGAAGGAGTTTACTCTACCTAACATTTCCTGATCTTCTACGCGGTGTGTGCCGTGATGACTATGGGCAGATCTTGAGTAACCACCAGCCGGTGTGTCTTCTGCTTCCATAATGGCATTTTGATTCATGGTATATTCCATCATGTCGCGTTCCCATGATGCGAATTCCATAATCGTATGTGTTAATTCGTTGAATGATTTCATTTGTTTCTCCAGTCTGTTAAAATACAGTTACCTATGCATTATGTATAAAAATTGAGCCTACTTCTTAGGTAAACGGGTTAATTCGACCTCTATCAAGTCTCTTGATTTTTTAAGTGTATCTGAGGATACTGATTCATTGACATCATCCAGTTTACCTAAACTACACCACTGAAGCATTAGATATCCAGATACGTTATTTTTGTGTTTGAGTGGGAGAGCCATAAAAGCCACTACCTGACTACTCTCCATGTATTTTTTGCAATAACTGTCCTCTTTCTGGCTAATTATTTCAAGATCACATTTTTCATCCACGATAATATTCATGAGGGGGATGAATAGAGACAATTGGAGATTTTGTTTTTTGTCCGCTTCACCGGAAACAGCAGGATTTAGTGATTCGTGTGTGAGTGATTTCCTTCTCATGGATATACCATCCATAAAATACTCACCATTATGAAACTGCACTACCTGAACCCTTGCACAGTCAGAAGTAATCCTAAGTTCTGTGAGTATTTCATATATTCTATTGTGTGCGGTATAGTAATTTGGTTTTTTACTCTTGCGAAGCCACTTAAATGTACCCAATAGGATTCCACCCAGAATAGCGGCTCCCGCTAGTCCAACCTCAAACCAAACCAACAATTCAGAATTACTAATCTTTCCATCAAACATGTAGCATTATTCTCCGGGTGTTCCCTTTTTATATAAATCGATCAGGGATTTTTTTCCCCATTCTCTTTTAGAGGAATCAGTTTCTTGTGGTGTTTTCACTGACTCATTATTACCTATGCCTCTATTTTTCGATTTATTCATAACGGAAATGTTAGATGCAGAATTATTTAGTGGATTTCCATCTTTATGGTGAATGTCTTTACCATCACCTTTTTTTACCATACCTTTTCTTTCTGCAACTCTTCTTGCAGCACCTCTCGCAGTTCTTCTCATAATTTGTTCTTTGCTATTATTCCAAGCAGCCTGTCTCGCTGCTCTTCGTTCAGGATCTTCACCCTCTGTTTTTATATTTTTTACCGTTTGAGTGCTTATACCCGAAACCATAACTGGAGTGGTTCCACCACCAACTTTCAATGGGACTACTTTATCAGTTTTAGGTCTAATTCTATTAAAAGGACGAGCGGATAATGGTAATTCTTCTTTTGGAGTTTGATTGTTTTCGGGAGAACCATTTACTTTTCTTTCAGCCCTTTTTCTTGCAGCATCTTTTTCTTTGGGTGTACTCACACCAGAACCTTTATCATATTGAACTTGTTTTTCTCTAGCCAGAGAGTTCTGATTTATTTTATTTACTGCTTCGGTTGCAAGACGTGCCTTCATTCTTTCTTTTTCTTTTTTCTTCACGCCAGGCAAAAGTTTCTTTGCAAGTCGTTTTACAACTTTTGTTTTTTTCTTTACCTTCAGTTCAATTCTTTCTTTGTCCTTGGGACTAAGATCTACCCAGTTCTTACCTCTGAGAATTTTATTCTTTACTGCAAGGATAGCCGCTCTATTTGCAGCCTTCTTGATATCTTCCTTACCCTTCATTTTTTTAGCCTTCATCTTACGTTTCAAGGCTCTTCTTTTAGCAGTTCTTCTTGCTGCTCTACCCATCTTAAGTCTTTGTTGGACAGTCAATTCATTTAGTTCCGTATCTTCAACACTTTCTAAACGATCTGTTGGATCTACTTTAGTGTCCTGAACCTTAGCACGGGATTTTTGACGGGTGTGTTGAATTTTCATTCTTTCCCGTTCTCTTTTATGTTGCTGTAACAAATTTGATTTTTGAATTTTATGTTTATCTCTCACATATGATATCTTTCCTGCTTCTTGGAGATCATATAGAGTTTCTCTAAATTCATCAAATTCTTCATAGACAAACCAAGATTGATCAACGTGTTCTCTTATACCCATACTTTTCTGTAGAGTTTTGAACATCATTTCAGAGTCTTTTTTGCTTATATAGTCAGGAAGTCCCATCTTAAATGAATTTAAGTCTCCGTCTTTAGCAGCCTGTCTCATTTTAGATGCAGACATTCCACTAACACCTTCTGCTTCAGGATCTCGTTCACCCGCAGAAACAACGTCGAACTCTTTTATGTCGTAGTCTTTACCAGGTCCAACATAACGAGATATACTTTTCTTAAATTCTGCAACTCTATCCGAACCCACAACCATTATAATTTTTTCGTAACCTGCGTCAGATAGGACTTTCATAGCATGAAACGCTGTTTTAACATTAGAATCAACTACAGCATTTTTATCCCGAAGGATTTTTTTCATGTATCTTTCTTTTATTTTTGGAGAAAGCGGGTTCTTTTTCTTATCAAAACTAGAACTACCATATATTTTATAGTCTGCTTTATTTAATTTAGCGACAGACTTAACCTTTTCAGCCAGTTTTATATGACCTACGGTGGGTGGGTTGAATCTTCCAAATGTAAATACAACGGTTTTCATAAACACAGTCTCCGTGAACTTATAGATATTATATGTATAAAATAAGGCGAGAGCATCGCTAAATGCTCCCGCCTCAAATTTGATCCCACTGACTCCAGCAGGTATGTGATTATTCTGATCACCTCCTAACCTCTTGCTATAATCGCTGTGAAGTCAGTGGGATTTTTTTGTTTACTGTTTATTGTTCAGTCTTTGTTCCAAGGGAAAAATCCGCGAACCCAATTCCATGCCGGAACACCGACTAATGCACCCGCCGCGAAGACGAGAATGCTCCACCAAATTGTACCTAAAAATGATTCCATATTTTTCTCCTTCTAAGATAGTTTCTTTACCGTAAAACCTTTATGATGAGGCCTTGAACCTCGCATGACTGCAAACATAGTGGACTTATTAAGTTCATTGTCTACACAGTATTTAGAAAAATTCTCTACTAGATCTCTTATACCGTCAGGCCTAATAAAGACATACATCGATTTAGACTTAATGATAGGTTGATAAATTTCTCTCCATGTGAAATTTCTACCCTGTTGAACAAATTCTCCACCGTGCATTTCCACAAACTTTCGTCTATGTCCTGCTGCACGGGAGTCTTCGTTCATCCAAACCCATGTTCTAGTATTTCTTCTATTAACTTGATCTTTGTTGTACATATTAACCCCAATTTTTTGCGACTGAGAAGTTAGCCTTACTAAACTCTAGTCTGTCCACTAATTTAACTGCACCTTTTTTATATCTATCGATACCAACAAATCCTTCTGGTTTTGTTGTTTTGAACCCACTATCAGTTCGTATGAAAGTTCCTATACCTTTTATATTTTCCATCTTCCGTATAAGAACAGTCTTAGCAGCCTGAACCTTAAAATGAATTGCAAATATTGCATCCAAGTTGGATGAGATAGTCTTTATGTTTGCTAGGTTATTTTCTTTTTCTGTTTTCTTTTTCTTTTTACCAGCATCTGATTTAAGACCATCAATTGCTTTATCAAATCTATCATTTAAGAAGGAAATAAAACCGGAACTTGTTAATTTGTCACTACCCTGACGCACCATAGCGTTAGTGTAGATATTGAGTAAATCTCTCGTATTTGGTAACGCATCAAGAGAGGAGAATGCTTTCTTTGCCTCTCGGAAATTACTTTCAATATCAGAAATAAACGCATTCATGCGTGCAGTTTCACCTGAACTCAGAGAGGCGGTTCCACTAACATCTTTAAAATCTGCATTGTCAAACCAAACACTAGTTGTCTTTTTGAGTCGGGATACATTTGCTCCAAAGTTTGCTTTCATCGTTTGGAGAGTTCTACCAGAATAAGTAGTGTGAAAAACTACCCCTATTTTAGATCTTTTTATTCGTTTACCTAGATCGCTATCTACCGGCACAGCATATGTAATTGTGTTAGGGGTAAATGTATAACAACTTTCACCATTCACAGTTTCTGTTTTTATATCTCCGGGACCATACATCATGTCTCCCTGAAGAACGCCTTTGATATTAAGTTTGGATAGGTATCTCAGTGCAACAGATAGTTTTTCAGCAAGACCACCCTTGTGATTCTTTTTAATATCTGCTTGAGTAAAGTTTACCTTTGGTGTCTTATTGAAAACACTTTTTGTTCCTACAAAAAAGTCACCAGTTTCAGGATCAGTACCACAAAATATAGCGGGAGCGCCATCCCACTTTACGGTGGCATTCACCTTAGAAGATCCTGAACTAGAGAGCATGTTTGTGAGTTCTTTGAGAAACTCTATGGCAGACTCCACTTCCTTTACCCCATCAAAGACTAAATCTTCTATATGGGTAAGGTGTAGGTTCTTGCTTTCACTCAAGTCGAATTCTGAAAATTGTTCAATCATAGTTCTCCCATCCATACTTTATGTATGAATTAGAGAACCGTAAGAATCTATAACTTCTTTTAATCTTGCAACATATGTGATGGGTTTACCCTCGAAAACCTGACATGCACAGGTTTGTTCACAACCAACCAGTATCTTAAACTTATCAACTGGAATGTTTGTTTTTTCTTGCCACATCAAAGCATATGCTGTTGCTTGGAGATAGTACTGTTCAATACCACTTGATTTTTTCTCTCTAGTGCTTCCTTTGAAGTCTATGATACACAGAGTTCCATCATGTTCAGCAACACAATCTACCCTACCAGCCAGCCCTATCTTTTCACTCCAAAGAGGAACTTCGAGAGCATGTACGTTATCAATTTTATCTAATTCGGGTTTTAATTGTAGAAACAGTTCCATTATATTCAATGGAACATAGTCTGTTTGAGGATTAAATTCGTTCAATAGATATTTTTCAATCAAACTGTGAAGTTTATTTCCCCTTGATGTAACTCTTTTCGCTTCTTTTGGATTCTTTTTTCGCCATTCTGCAAAGAACTGATTCTTTTCCCATCCAACAACAGTTGTAACACTGGGAAGTTTAGATCCGGTGGGGGTTTTATAGTGGCGTTTTCCGTTTATATTAACGGTAGGGATATTGTCAAACTCAATATCTTCTAGTGTGATATGCTTAAATACTTTCATGTTCATATTATAACTCCAATCATTAAAAATGTCAACTAAACTACATACTATATAGTCAACTCAACAGACGGGAGATTACCACAATGGCAGGATCAGGAGCAGAACGTCAGGAAACTGGATTCGTTAATGCTATCAACAAAGCAGTAAAAAGTAACGGTGGAAAGGGTGTAAAAATCCAAACTCCCGGAGCCTCTTTGACAAACATAGTTAAGGCTCAAAAGTACGAAGGTAGATCATCTGCCGGAACTGAACCATATACGGATGTAATTCTTCATTCTCAGGGTGGAAGGAGATGGAACCTTTCAATGAAAGGGGAATCTGCACCTTCTCTTGCAGGTGGAGGACTTGAGGGGTTAGAACTAATCGTTCCCGGTATTGGTGGAAAGTTTTTAAAGGCTGCTTACAGAGCATATATCAATAAAGGATTTAAACGTGGAGATGATCTACCCGATGCATATGCAACTGTACCTTCTAATTTAACTAGTAAAATAGTAGTGGGAACTGCTGCAATGGGAGGACCTATTCATTACATGTATCAAGGTCCGATGGATGTTACCTCGAAGTTTAATAAAAACACTGGCATATTAACGGTAAATGGTAAATTGACTTCTTCTAGTATTTTTGCAAAACAATACAAATTGATTTTCCGTTTAAGAAGAAGAAGACAGGATAGAAAATTCTTAATTGAAACTGACACAGGTGGAAAAGATAAACGTGGACTTCCTATGATTACACAAGGAAGAAGAATTATGGTTGTTGATAGTATGCCAAGAGATGCATTCAAAATTAGGTTATAAAAAAACCCCCTTGCGGGGGTTACACTTCGCATAGGGTTAGGATGCTATTGAGCCATTCTGAGTTTACCTGGCTGCACGCCGTCTTTCTTCTCTGGTTTTCCATACTCAGCAACTTTATCCGCTGCTTTTTGCTTCAATTTTTCTGCTGCCGTCGCGGCAACGTCTTTAGCAACAGACTTCAATCCAGACTTAATCTTTTCTTTTCTTTCGGGAGTTACTAGTTTACTAGCAGCACTCTTGACAGCATCTCCGACTTTCTTACGGTTTTCTGGTTTCGATAGTTTATGTGCGGCGTATGCAGCACCACCAGCAAGAGCAGCCTTACCGATAGTTCCCATCAAACCTTCATCGACATCTTCCTTTTCATATTCACGGGCAACTAGTTTCTTGGTTGCCTTATCGACACCCTTACCACGCTTGATCATTTGATCAGCATCTTTACCGATGAGCGGGCCTTTGACAGACTGATTTCTTCTTGCGATGTCGTTTCGCTGTGCTTTCGCTTTGTCTTTGTAGTTCATGATAGTAGACTTCTTAAGTTCATCTACCTGTTCTACATCTTCAGAGAGTTCTACGTCATCACTCAGATTTTTTTTTTCACTCTCGTTATCGGTAACGCGAGCAATTGCATCAAAAAGTCCCGGAGCAGGTTCTCGGTGCAGGGCGTTATACATTTCTCCTTGAATCTTTTGTTGTTCAAGGTAAGAACTGTTTCTGGCTTCTTTGTGTGCTTGGTCGTTGTCCATTTTGTTCTGAACCCAACCTAAAAACATGTTTTTATCGAATGACATTTGTATCTCCTTTAGAGGTTTATCACTATATGTATAATTTACTTGGCGTTTCTTTTCATAAAAGTAAGCCAGTTTGCTACGTTTTGAATCTCGGATACTGACTCTTCTACTTTCTTTGTCTTAGGATCGTCGTGACTGTATCCCTTTTTCTCCATCTCCTCATGATCCTTCTTTGTTTCGGCTTTATAACCTTTACCAGTCTTAGGATCATACATGATGTGAGGTTTGAAGTCATCTCCGTTTTCACTTACATCTTTACCGTAAGTGATACAAGGATCTTGTCCGCATCCGCAGTTTTTCTGTTCTTCAACTTTTTCTTCACCAACTCCATATCGTCTACCAGCAGCAGAATATTTGTTTGGTTTTCTGGGTGCAAACGAACCATCACCCTTAGAGTAATATCCGTCTGTGGGTGATCCGTCTGGTGCTTTTCTCATGTCTCTTGCTGAGTTTCGCTTGTTTCTCTTCTTTGCAACGTAGGTTTCTTGATCTGGGTTTTGCATAGATCCCATTGTTCTCTCATCAACCTGCTCAACTTCTTCGTTCTTCTTTTTATATTGACCTGTATATACAACATGGTTGCCATCATGATCTTTTTCAACACTACCTTGCGGGTATTTCTTTCTTAATTTGGAAACCTGATCACCGGATAATTTTGTATTGGTGTAACCAACTTTTTGTCCAGTATTATCGTGATCATATTGCTGGATAACTTCATCAACCTGTTCGACTTCTTCGTTCTTCTTACCGG